CATCTCTGTAATGGTGTCTCCGAGTGCTTCTCCTGTCAGACCTTTTTTGTATAATTCTCTATATATAATAATGGTCTTATCTTCAGGGTCGATAGCAGCCCAAAGACAGCAACTTTCTGCAGCGTAACCATAGTCCACTGCTTTAACTCTTTCCCACCAACTCGGTAACTCGAAAGGTGGTATGACGTGAACCGGAGGTTCAAACTCTGCAAAGGCTGCTCCTTCATTTATATCCCAGTTACCTTCCAACAACTGTTTACGTTGTATGGCTGGTAAGGATTTAAGCATCCTTTCGTATTCACCGTCTTCAGCAAGGTGAGGATTATCCTGTAACAATGCTGGTATAAACTTTCTTGTGAGTCCGTCCTTACCTTCAAAGCTTGTATTCTGTTCTGAAGGTTCTACGTATCTCTTCTTTACCCAGTGTGCACCTACACCACCCGGGTTAGCTGTACATCTTAAATAAGTCTTTATAGCTGGGTTAGTAGTTCTTAGACGTGATGCTAAGTAATTCCAACCAAACTCTGTAGGTAAATGAGTTATCTCATCAAAACCTATCCAACTGTACGCTTGTCCTTGATAACGATAAACATCCGCATCTCGTTCCAAGAACCCAAATTCTATTTTAGCTCCACTTGGGAACAACCATAACTTTTCAACCTCTTTAAACTTAGCACCTTTAAAGGCTATCGGATAAAGCTCTCGAGACTTATCTATAAGTTCTCTTAGTTCTGGCATAGACCTTCTAAGTATCAAAGCTCTGTGCTCTGTTATATGACAGTAACGCAATGGGTCTATTAACATTGCAAAACTTTTACCACCACCTGCTGCACCACCGTAAAGAACATCCTTCTCACCTGCAGCTAGAAAGTCTGTCTGTGGTCCTTCGTTGGGCATAAAAGCCACATGAGAACCAGTCGTATCTAAATGTTGTTGTATAGCATCAGGTAACTCTTTGGTATCTGATTCTGTTAAAACATTAGATGTTAAAACTTTCTCTTCTCTGTCAAGTTCTTTCTTGACTCTAGCTAAACTTCTTGTTAGCTTTTTAACTTTCTTACTTTTCTTATTAAGTTTATTCTTTGCTTGTAAAGCCAACTTAATTCCAGAAAGTTCTGAATTCTTAGGTCTACCGGGTCTAAGCCTTGGTGTCCCGTCTTTCTTTAGTATATAACTCCCATCTGGGTTTGTCAAGTACTTATTTGAATTATCTTCCATATACTTTGTCTACGTGTTTTTTCAATCCGGGTCTAGACATCTTACGTCCTGTCTCTGCCTCTAACCAATCTACTCCAATACCTAGACTAATCTCTCCATGAAAGACTGCTTCAGATACCTCTTTTAATACCTGTAACTCTTCATTTATAGGCTTTAGAAAAGAACTAGACTCTTCATCTCTTTCATATCCAAAGGGTATAGTTGAAGAGGTTCTTGTTATATAACCTTCTTTCATTATCTTTTTTTACCTTTATGTAATCCGTGCTTAGCGTGTTGCTTACCTTTTTTGGTAGCTGCTCTTTTCTTAGCGTTAGCTGCTGCAAGTTTCTTTCTACCTGCTGCAGTTGACTTGAGCTTTGCTATTGTTTTAGCAGGTGCGTAGACTTCTCCAGTCTTGGAAGACTTCTTCCCACTGGCAGTTCTCCACTTCTGCTTAGTCCACTTAGTTAGACTTTTTTGACTTTTTGCTTTTGGCATTTGTTTTCGGTGTTAAACACTTTTTAAATAGTTTTGCGTATAGTTTGTTTAATTTGTTCATTGCTTCTATCATTAATTCTTTTATCCTTTTTATCATTTATATCCTCCTCCTTTAGATTTATATTGTTTTGCAAGGAGCTGGGCTTTTCGAGCTGACCATTGTCCGGGTTTACCGCCTTTGCTACCGGCTTTAATCTTCTCGAAAAGTCTCTTACGCATAGTGGGCTTAGTATAATTACCAGCCTTGTTCACGGTTGACTTCTTCTTAGTTGTCGTTTTCTTCTTTGTTGGCATCTTTGTCTCCTTTTTTACCAAATATTGCATCCCAATTATCTGCATACTGTTTAGAATGTATGTTGACTCTTGGAGCTGCTCCTTTACCTCCGTGCCACGAAGGTCCATAAACTCTACCCTTATTCTTCTTACTAGACATAAGGACAGGTTTCTCGTTGCTACCTAGTTGTGGCATTCTACCACTTAACCTTGTCAGCCCAATAAGCTGCTGACATTTTGCCTTTCTTAATGTTCTTACCGTGTCTTGCTTTAAAAGACTTTCTCTTTGCTTTCATTCTAGCTGATTCACCTGCTTTAGGAGCACCTGCTGTCTTAGCACCCTTCTGACCAAAACGTATAGTCTTAATCTTATCACCTACTTTAGCCACAACAATGTGTGACTTAGTCTTGTGACCCGGAGTTCTTTTAGGCTTGTTAAACCCAGAGACTCCTGCTCTTTTTAATCTACTATCTTTTTCTTTTGGCATCTTAGTCCTCCGGACTTTTAGTGTACTATTCTTTTTTCTAATTGAGTATCATGTTGTAGCTCTTGAATTTCTCCTAGAACCAACAACCCATATTGTATAGCTATGCGATTAGCCTGTGCGATTGTATCAGCTTTAATGTAAGGACCTATTGCAGACCCTTCTTCATTAACATGTTCAGTTATCCAAAGTCTAGTCATAATCTGCATCTTCTGCATCTATAACTACTGGGGCTTTATCGGGCATCAGAAAGATACCTCCACTAGCCATGTTATGATTTATATCTACTTTATCTACTCTACTAACACCAACTCTATCTAATAACGTCTGTGCAGCAGTAAGTTTATTAGCTGCTTGTACTATAGGTTTCTTAGATTCCATTATCTCTACAAGTTTAAAAGCTGCTTTAGGGGCTGAGTTTGCTAGTATCTCTTGAGTGAGTTCTAGTATCTCAGACTTTAAAGTCTTTACAACATGATGATAATGTGAAGAGTAACCGGCAAGTTCTGCTGCTTTCTTAGCATCACCACTAGTATTGACTAGGTGCTCTAGGAAAGACTTCTGCTTATCCGTTAATTCTCTTTTAGTTGTTGTTTTATCTACACTTGGTAATATAGCCATGCATCTAGTATACACATCTATTTGAAAGTTGTCAAGTTTTTTAAAGGGCTTGACAAAAGTGAATTACGATGCTATAATAACATAGTGCCCTCCCGGGTCAATATATACCCATAATATCCCTCATCAAAACAAGCGACTCCCTAGTAGAGAGGATTTCTTGTGGGCGAAATAAATACCTTTAAAGTCTTTAAAGATTTTAGAGTTTTAGTGTCGGGGCGTTAACTAGTTCTGGTTAATAACCATTATCCTTGAAAATGTATAATCATGCTATAGATATATAGGGTAGAGGGTATGGTCTCCTGCCCACCCCTGAATAGATTTGAGATTGTATAACTTCAGACCTCTGTAGTTCTCTCTAGCTTGAAAGGCTTCGGAGTTCCTCAAGCTATTCAGTAGATATAAAGTATCAAGAATCTTTTGTCTTTACCTTGAAGGCTTCTGAGTAACTTTAAAACTCAATAGGCTTTAGCACCTTGAAGCCTTTCATGTTGCTTTCTCAGTGCAATTCATCTTATCTATATAGCAAACTTTATACTGCTTGACACTCTCTGCAGAGGTCTTGTCTGTCTTTATCAAAGCACTCAAAGTATTTTCATATTGTACATTGATGTAATGGATATAAATACTTGGGAATCTTTTGTGGTTAATGTAGCATTACTGTCTATCCCTAAAGCTTACTTAGTATTAAAGCCTCTAAGGTAACTTTTGTTGAGAAACAATTCTAATGTCTCGTGAAAAGCCTATCAAAAGTCATATGTCATCTCCTATTTAAGCTGGTTTACGATATTATAAAGATTTTAAAGTGACAAATGTTTACACATTATCTCGAAGACTCGATAATCTATAAAACTTTTACTGCGTAAAACTCAAGCATTTGCAACTCTAAAATCTAATAATCTCTGCAAACCATATAGGAGATAAATATGATTTTAATAACCTTTTCAAATAACGAGACTTTAGAATTTAATACAGTTTCTCAGGCAAAAGATTACAGCTTAGCTTTAATACTAAGTGGAATCCAAGCTTTAGGAATAGTCAGTAATAATACTGATGACCTTAACCACTTGCAAGATTATTTTGCAAGTATTTATAAATCCATTACTTAAAGGAGTACAATATGGAAAATACATTTGATATAAATAGCTTTGATAAAGATAGAACTACAAGCCCTGCTTCGTTCAAACAATGTCAAGCAGTAGCTTATAAGTTTGCTAAGAAAGGAGATAAGATGAATTGGAAGCTTCAAAAGCAAATTCAAGGCTGTCTTTATGGATTAGCTAAAGATGATAGATTGAATTTTAAGAAAGCTCATACGCTTCTTCAAGGTAAGAGTCTTCCTAAAGTTTATCTTGATAAGATAGATTTATATCTAAAAGAGAATAGCTAATTCTCGGAACTCTCTCGCCTTACAAGCTAGAGAGTTTTTTTATGTCTTCAGTTATACTTTATCTTAAATCTAATCTATACTAATGAGGAATGCTTTTTATGATGGCAGTCGACCACACCAAAGAAGTAAGTAAGTTTAATTAAGTTTAAATTTAAGACTCGAGTTTTAAGTTGTGGGGCAGGTGGTTGAGGGCTTTTTAAATTTGGGCAGGTTATTGAGGGCAAATCTGTGGATAACTTATCTAAATTTATGTATAACTTATGTATATCTTGTTAATTACTTGTGGATAAGTATAGATTATCTGTGGATAAACTGTTAATTTAAATTTAAACTTTAAGATTATTTTACGGATATATTTAATCTTCTGATATCTTAAAATTATAAGTATATCTTAAGTTTGTTAAAACGCTTGACATCCTCAGACCCAAAAGCTATGATGGGTTTCGCTCAGCAGGGAACAACCCCCGCTTATTTTTAAAACACTTGGAGATGTTATGAAAACTAAATGTAAAAACCCAAATGGTAAATCTAATATGCAAGTCATTTTAGATGCTAAATCTAATAGTCCAAAGTTCAATAGTCTTGAGAAAGCTGAACGGTATATCAATGAGTTAGGCTATATTTTTAAAGTCAGAAACTCTGTTAAAGAAGATAGGTCTGTAATTTATAGACATAAGTTTACTAAAAAAGGACATGTGTTTCTTAAATCCAGCTATGACTTTTTGAGTAGTGGTAGTATGGAAATGGGTACAGTTTGGACAATTGAGCAATTTTAAGATTATAAATATATCTTAAGTTTGTTAAAACGCTTGACATCTGCTCGGCAAAACGCTATAATTTGTCGGTCAGCAACACACAGAGTCTTCTAAGGCTCTAAACATAAGGAGAAATTATGGATAATTTAGAACATGAAAACATTGTAGATTTTATTGAATCTTTATTAGCTTTAGAAGAAGCTGATAAAGAAGTAGAAGAATTTATTAACCCAACAACTTAAATAAATTTTATAGGACACTAAGCTAAAGAGGTGCTACAACTAAAGCACATATAATAATATCGCTTAGTCTCTAGGGACTGCTGTTAAATCGTAAAATTAAACTGTGCAATCAGGATAAACTAGAACAAAT